ACGCGCTGGAGCAGGAAACCACACAGCTTACCGAAGAGCGCGCCGGACTGATTGCCGCCGCCGAGAAGCGCAACGGCATTCTTGACAATATCGCGAAGGGCGCGGGCATTGTTTCCCGTTCCTTCCAGCAGAACAACGGCGACGACAACGCCGCGCCAGATGATCCCTTCGGTACGCCCGAATATCGTTCCGCGTGGCTGAAAAACATTCGCCGCCTTCCGCTGAACGACGCAGAGAAGCGCGCATTCAGCAACGCCAGCGGCGCGGGTGCGGAGGTTATCCCGACGCAGACTGCGAACGAGATTATCAGCAAGGTAAAGACGCTTGCGCCTATGCTGAATGAAGTTACCCTTCTGCACGTCAAGGGCGCTGTAAAGTTCGCGATCGAAGGCACGAACAACGCCGCCGCGATCCACACCGAGAACGCAAGCATTACCGCCGCCGCTGACACGCTGACCACCGTTTCCCTTTCCGGTTATGAGATCGTCAAGCTGGTTCAGATTTCCGATACTGTAATGACTATGAGCATTACCGCGTTTGAAAGCTGGATCGTCAATATGCTGGCGGAAGCTATCGCCCGCAAAGTCGAAGATTTGCTTATCAACGGCACGGGTTCTTCCCAGCCGAAGGGCATTGAAAACGCGAACACTTGGGGCGCGACCAACAGCGTTACCGTTGCAAAGACGGGCGCGCTTACCGCCGCAAACGTGCAGACGTTGATCGGGCTTCTGCCTTCCGGCTATGACCGTAACGGCAAGTTCGTTATGAACAAGAAAACCTTGTTCACCGACTTTATGCCGTTGCAGGACAACAGCAAGAACCACATTGTAACCGTTCAGAACAACGCGTACTTCGTGTACGGCTATCCCGTTCTTCTGTCCGATTACGTCGCGGATCACGAAGCCTTCTTGGGCGACTTCAAGAAGGTTTGCGCGAACCTTGCCGAAAATATCGGCGTGAAGAGCGCCTACGACATCGACACGAACAGCTACAAATATAGCGGTATCGCGATCTTCGATTGCGCGCCCGCTATCGGCGAAGCCATCGTGAAGCTGGTCAAGGCGACCGCCTAAAGCGGGAGGGCTGACAAATGCTTGACAAGGTAAAGCTGGCGTTGCGGTTGAGCGGGACGGCGCTTGACGGCGAAGTTTCCGATCTCATAAACGCGGCGATTGCTGATCTTCGCCTTGTCGGTATCAACATTCCGGCGGAAGCGGGATCGTCCAGTAAAACGCTGGGCGATCCCCTTCTTGATCGGGCGGTTGTGCTTTATGCAAAGGCGGAATTCGGCTTCAATGACGACGCGGAGCGTTACCGCAACGCATACGATTATTTGAAGTGCGCCTTGTCGCTGACCGCTGATTACACCGAAGAAAGCGAGGGTAAATAAATGAGATGGGGCGAACAAATAACATTGGTTGCCTTGTCTGAACCTTCGCCGCGCACGAACGAACACGGCTTCCCCGTCGCCCGCACAGAAACCGCGACAACGGTTTTCGCTGACAAGAAATCCGTGGGCTTTTCGGAGTTCTACAAGGCGCAACAGGCGGGCTATACGACGGAATTAAAATTCGACGTGCATTCCTTCGAGTATGAGGAACAGCAGATCGTGGAATATCCCGTTTCGAGCGGGAAACGGTATCGCGTCCTTCGGACGTACACGCACGGGAACGGAGAATTTACAGAGTTGACGCTGGTTAATCTTCCGGAAGCGGAAGGGGGCGGCAACAATGGCGAAGTTTAACGTTGTCGGGCTGGACGACGTACAAGAAGCAATGCTTCGGCAAGACGCGATCGTTGAAGAAGCCGTGCCGGAAATGCTCAAAGCGGGTGGCGCAGTAATGCAGAAGGCACAGCAAGAAGAGATCAAGACAAGGTTCAACAGCAGACGAAGCACGGGGGCGCTTCTTGCGTCCATCAAAGTATCCGCCGTGAAAGAGATTGACGGCGGAAAACGGGTTGAAATCTATCCGAACGGAAAGGACAAGCACGGAGTACGCAACGTGGAAAAAGGCTTCGTCCTTAATTACGGGCGTTCAAATATGCCCGCGCGCCCGTGGTTCACGGCGGCGAATGAAAAGGCGGCGGACGACGTTGTTTCGGAAATGCGCCGCGTATGGGAGGAAAAGCAAAATGAAGAACGTTGACAGCTTGTTAAAAGCGGAGCTTGAAAAGCTGGGCGTTCCCGTCGAACGCCTTAAATACGGCGGGAAGGCGGCTTGCTTTATCGTCTATCAGCTTGTCGTGGGGCGCGACACGTTCTTTTCAGACGATGAAGAGGGCGCGCAGGAATTCACGTATCAAGTACACGTCTATTCAAAAACGGATTACATCGACATTCTTCAACGCTTGAAAACGGCATTGAAGGCGGCGGGGTTCTACGCGATCACGATAGATGCGGAAACATACGAACAGGACACGGGATATTACCACGTTCCCGTTGAAATCAAGTATATGGAGGTATGACACATGGCAACAATCGGTTTGCGCGATCTTTACCGCGCACCCATCACGATCGGCACGTCCGGCGCGGAGGAATACGGAACGCCCGTGCGTATGGCGAAAGCTATTTCGGCGGAGCTTTCCGTTGAAGTCGCCGAAGCGATCCTTTACGCCGACGACGGCGCGGACGAAGTTGTAAAAGAATTCGTATCCGGAGAAATCACGCTGAACGTGAACGATCTTCTTCCGGCTGATCTTGCCGCCCTGCTTGGACAGAAGCAGGACACGGACAAGGTTGTTTACGGTTCTGACAGCGACGAAGCGCCCTATACCGCAATCGGCTTCCGCGCGAAGAAGGCGGGCGGAACGTACAAGTACATTTGGCTTTACAAGGTCAAATTCGCGATCCCCGATGAAAACTACACCACGAAGGGCGACAGTATCGAATTTACTACGCCGGAGATCGTCGGACAGTTTATCAAGCGTTCCGACGGATTGTGGAAGGCTGAACACGTCGCAGAGCCTACGAACAGCGTGGCGACGGCTTGGTTCACTTCCGTTCGTGAGCCTAACAACGCGGGCGGTTAATCGAATATCGAAAGGAGGAACGGCGGGAAGTCTGAAAAGGCTTCCCGCCTTATTCTGCTATGAGCGCAATTAAAGACGGACGTTTCCCGATCATGCTGGACAAGGAAAGACACCTTCTTTTCAGTCTGAACGCGATCGACGAAATGCAAGACAAATTCGGCGGCTTCGATCGCCTTGATACCGTGCTTTCCGGCAAGGACAGCATTAAAAATCTTCGCTGGCTTCTGACCGTGCTTTTGAATGAGGGCGCGGCGGACGACGAAGAACCGCTTACCGAAAAACAGGTGGGCAAGCTCATTCATACGGGCAATTTCGCCGACGTGAAAGCGGCGATCTTCAAATCCTTTTCTATGGGCAACAACGGAACGCCCGAACCGCCCGAACGGGACGAAGAGGAAGAGGACGACGAAGAGGACATCGAAAAAAACGCAACAGCGGGCAAGGAATAATCGACCTTGCCCGCCTTCTTTATATCGGCGTAACGCTTCTTCGCTGGAGCGAAGCCGAAGTATGGCGCATGACACCGTATAAAATTTTGACGCTTTTCAAAATTCATCGTGAATTCAATCCGGATCGTTTCAAGCCCGTTCCGAAAGAAGTTGATATTGACGACGTGCTGGGAGGGATATAAATGGCGAAAGAAGAGCAGATCAAAACATCAATCGACCTTACAGGCGAAAAAGAGTATCGCGCCGCTTGCACTAACATAAATTCTTCCCTTCGCGAAATCGGATCGGAAATGAAGCTGACGACGGCGGAATTCGCCGACAACGCAGACAGCGTGGAAGCGCTGACCGCGAAACAGAAGCTATTACAAAAGCAGTTCGACGAACAGGCGAAAAAGGCAGAAGCGGCGGAAAAGGCATTGAAGAAAATGCGCGATAACGGTATCGAACCGACAAATCCCGCATATCAGAAAATGCAAACAAATCTGAACAACACCAAAGCCGACATGGTGAAAATTCAAAAGGAAATCGACGACACTTCTAAAAAGCTGAAAAGCTCAAAGGTGGATTGGGAGAGCGTCGGCGAAACCGTCGGCAAAGCAGGAAAGGCGATCGGCGCAGCTTGCGCGGCTATGGGTGCGGCGATTGCGGCGGCGGGTGCGGCATTCTTCGGGCTTGCCGAAGAAACACGCGAAGCCCGCGAAAACATGGGTAAACTTGAAACCAGCTTCACGACGGCGGGACATTCGGCAGAGGACGCGAAAAACACCTATACGGAGTTGTACGGCGTTCTTGGCGACGACGGACAGGCAACGGAAGCCGCCGCCCACCTTGCGAAGCTGACTACGAATGAAAAAGAGCTTTCGGACTGGACAAACATTTGCACGGGTGTTTACGCGACATTCGGCGACAGCTTGCCGATTGAAGGCTTGACCGAAGCCGCGAACGAAACGGCAAAGACGGGATCAATCACGGGCAATCTTGCCGACGCGCTGAATTGGGCGGGCGTTTCCGAAGATGATTTTCAAGCCAGCCTTGACGCTTGCACATCGGAGCAGGAGCGGCAAGCCCTTATCACGTCCACGTTGAACGGGCTTTATTCAGAAGCGGCGGACAAGTACAGAGAGGTAAACGGCGACATTATCGACGCGCAGAAGGCGACAGCAAATCTGAACAGCGCTATGGCGGCGCTGGGCGCGATTGCTGAACCGATCATTACAAAGCTGAAACAGCTTGCGGCGGAGCTTTTGCAGGAAATAACGCCGTTCGTCGAGCTTATCGGAAAAGGCTTGACGGGTGCGCTTTCCGGTGCAGAGAGCGCGGCGGAGGACTTCACAGACGGCTTGCTGGGTATGGTTACGTTCGCGATCGAAAAGCTAACGGAAATGTTACCGACCTTCCTTGAATTCGCGGTGAAGATGATCGCGAATATCGCTACGGGCATAGCTCAATCGTTGCCGACGCTTGTTCCTTCGCTGGTTCAGCTTGTAACGGACATCGTGCAAGTTCTGATCGACAATATCCCGTTGCTGATCGACGCGGCTTTACAGCTTGTAACAGGGCTGGCGGAAGGCATTATAAACGCGATCCCCGTTCTTGTTGCGGCGCTTCCGCAGTTGATAACCAGCTTGATCGACGGTTTGCTTTCCGCAATCCCGCAGATCATTCAAGCGGGTATCGACCTTCTGACGGCGTTAATTACCGCCCTTCCGGAGATCATCACAACGATTGTTGAAGCGATCCCGCAGATCATTGAAGGCATTATAACGGCGCTTACGGAGAACATACCGCTTATCATTCAAGCGGGCATTGATCTTCTTGTCGCGCTCATACAGGCATTGCCGCAGATTATAACGACGATCGTTCAAGCGATCCCGCAAATCATAAGCGGAATTGTAAACGCGCTGATCGGCAACATCGACCAAATCATTATGGCGGGCGTTCAGCTTTTCGTGGCGCTCATTCAGAATTTGCCGACGATCATAGTTGAAATCGTGAAGGCAGTTCCACAGATTGTTTCCGGCATTGTGCAAGCGTTCGCGTCGCTGGGCGGCGAAATGATAAACGCGGGCGCAAACCTTCTTCACGGCTTGTGGGAAGGTATCAGCGGCGCGGCTTCGTGGTTGTGGGAAAAGGTATCCGGCTGGGCTTCGTCCCTTGTTTCGGGTATCAAGGACTTCTTCGGCATTCATTCCCCGTCAACGGTATTCGCTGAAATCGGCGGCAACATGGCGGACGGCGTGGGCGTAGGCTTCACCGACAACATGGGCGGCGTTGAAGGTGATATGACCGCCGCAATGGGCGGAGCGGGCGCGCTGACGGCGGCGGAAGCAGTAAACGCCGTGAACAACGGCATTATTGCGAACATTGAAGGCTTGTCCGGAGCGGTGAACGCGATCGTCGAGCGGGTTATTACCGGACTGACGGCGCAAGCTCAACGTTTCAATCAAGCCGGACAGGACTTCGACAACAACATAGCTTCCGGCATGGTGGCGGGTATCGTGCAGATCACGCAGAAAGTACCGCAGATCGCGCAAAGCATTATTACCGCATTCACGGCACAACATCAAAAGTTCGTAACCGAAGGAACGAACATCGACAAGAGCATAGCGCAAGGAATGATCGCGGGTATCCCGCAGATCACGGGCAAGGTTGCACAAATTATTCAGCCCGTTATTACCGCGCTTCGCTCTTACGTATCGGAGTTCACGGCGGCGGGCGAAGAGATGGTACGCGGCATTTGGCAGGGCTTTCAAAATATGTCCGGCTGGCTTGAAAGCCGCGTCCGCTCTATGATGAGGGATATTGTGGCGGCGGTTGAAGAGGAAATGGACATCAATTCCCCGTCGAAGGTTTTTGCCCGTATCGGTTCGTACATGGCGCAGGGCTTGGGCGAAGGCTTCGCCCGCGAAATGCGCGACGTTGAAAGTTCAATCCGGCGCGAAACGTCGAACGCCGTTCCGGAATTCCGTTCCGGAGAGGGACGCGACACGCGCGGCGGCGGTACGCCTTCCGTTGAAGTCGTGCAAAACATCTATGCGAACGAAACGAGCTACGCCGAACAGCAAAGACAGGCAGCGCGGCAGTTCCGGCAGATTGCGCGGGAGGTTATGGCATGAGGACACAAGAAAAATTGATCTACACGAACGAGCGCGGGGAAAGCATAGAGTTTTCCCCCGCTTCTTCGTATCACGTAAACTTCAAGGACGTTACCGGACTTTCCGACGTGCGGAACGCTATTTACAGCACCAACAGCATGGGGCAGGACGGCGACACATACTTGGGCTATCGGATCGAAAGCCGCGATATTGACATCGTGGGATACATCAAGGAGCGGGACAAGCAAGCGGCGCAGAACCTACGCCGGAAGCTGAACCGCATATTAAATCCGCAGTACGAAGCAACGTTGACGTATGTTTTCGGCGACTTCCGGCGGGTGATCGGGTGCAAGATCGACGACGCGCCGATCTTCAAGCGAAAGCCGATCTTCGAGCAATTTACGGTTAGCTTGTCTTGCCTTAATCCCTTTTGGAGAGAGGAAACGGAAACGCGCGAGGACATAGCAACGTGGATCGGCGGCTTTGAATTCCCCGTTCCGGACGGGCTGGAGCTTTACGACGGCTGGGAAATCGGCTATCGCCAGCCGTCGCTGATTGTGAACGTCTACAATTCCGGCGACGTGAAAAGCGGTATCCGGATCGAGTTCCGCGCGATCGGCGCGGTTACAAATCCCGTATTGCTGAACGTCGATACACGGGAGTTTATCAAGCTGAATATTTCGCTTGTAGCGGGCGACGTTTTAACCGTTTCCACGGGCTACGGTGAAAAAGCCGTGAAGCTGAACCGTGGCGGCACGATTACAGACGCGTTCCGCTATCTCGACGTTGATAGTTCGTATTTGCAGATCGCCGTGGGCGACAATCTCTTCCGTTATTCAGCGGACGCGAACGCCGAAAATCTCGAAGTTTCGATCTATCACAATAACTTGTATTTGGGGGTGTAGCGCGGTGGAATTATACGTTTATAGCCGCGATATGACACTTCAAGGGATCGTCGAAAAGATTTCGTCCTTGATATGGACGCGGCGTTATTGGAGTTGCGGCGAATTCAAGTTGCTTGTTCCCTTCACGGAGGAACACGCCCGCTTGCTGGTGAAGGAAAATATCATCATCAAGCGCGGCGGCAACGAAGCGGCGGAAATCCGCTATATTCACATCACGAAGAATTCACAGGGCATGGAGGAAATAGAGGTTCAAGGCAAGTTCCTTCTTTCATGGATCGGCAAGCGCATTTTGACAACGCAGATCATCACGAAGGACACGACACAGAACATTCTATACGCCATTGTGAAGCAGACTTGCACGAACGCAGGAGCGGCGCGCAATATCCCGAATTTCAGCATATCCACGACCGACGCAGACACCGGAAGCGGACAGATCGACTATACTTCGGAGCAGTACGCGAACGCCCAGCTTGCGGCGGAAACGGCGGCGAAGGCGGCAAAGCTGGGTATTCGGGTTCTGACAAATGCCCACACGGGCAAGCATACCTTTTCCGTTTACGAAGGGCGCGATCTTACGGCGGGCAATACCGCAGGGAACGCGCCTTGTATCTTTTCGCAGGAGTTCGACAACATCGTGGAACAGGAATACACGAACAGCGTTGAAAACCTTAAAACAACGGCTTACGTCGGCGGAGAGGAAAAAGAAGGCGTAACGCGGAAGGTTGCCGAAGTCGGCGGCAGTTCGACGGGGCTTTCCCGCGACGAAGTTTTCGTCAATGCAACGGACATCGTGCAGGAATACGAAAACGAGAGCGGGCAGACCGTAACGCTTACAACGGCGCAGTATTTAGCGCTTCTTTCCGCGCGCGGCGTTGAAGAGCTGGAGCAATACGCGGAAACGCTTGCTTTCGGATCAAAGATCAACACGAACGCGAATTTGAAGTACGGCACGGACTACGATTTGGGCGATCGGGTAACGTGTATCAATAAGCGCTGGAACGTCCGCATTGACGTTCGCATAACGGAGATCGCGGAAACCTACGAAACCAGCGGCGAAGAAATAGATATTACCTTCGGCGAGAGCTTGCCCGCGCTTCTGACACAAATTCGGCAGATTACGAAATAAAGGAGGGCTTCACAGCATGGAAAAATCAAGTTTCTTCAATAGCGTTTCGCACGATCGCACGTACAAGGCGGAGGATTGGGCGGAATACTTCGCTTCGTTCATCGGGAACGGCGTTTTCCCCGTCCCTTCGACGGGGCTTCAAGTCGTTGCAAACGACGGAATGAAGCTGAACGTTAAAACGGGCAAAGCGTGGATCAACGGTTACTTCTACTTCAACACGGGCGATCTTGCCGTCGAGCTTGACACGGCGGACGGACAGTTGAACCGCATTGATCGCGTTGTCGTGCGCTGGGATTTGACAAACCGCGTTATGTCGGTGAAGGTCAAATCTTCTTCGTTCAGCGCTTCCCCTACCGCGCCCGCATTGCAGAGGGACGCGGACATTTACGAGCTTGCGCTGGCGGACATCTACGTGGGCGCGGGCGTAACAGCAATCACGCAAAGCAAGATCACGGATCAACGCTTGAACACGTCGCTTTGCGGCGTTGTTGCCGCAGTCGTTCAGCAGATCGACACGGCGGCTTTTAACGCACAGCTTCAAGCGTGGTTCGCTGAATATCAATCCCTTTCGGCGGCGGAGTACAACACGCTTGTTTCGTATATGAATTCGCTGAAATTGCAGGGTAACACGCAATACGAAGCGTTCGAGCAACACATGGCGGATTTTGAAACACAGGCGGCGGCGGACTTCAACGCATGGTTTAACGGCTTGCAAAACGTCCTTGACGATAACGCGGCAACAAATCTTCTGAACATCACGAACGCGCTTGACGCGCGCGTGGATATGCTGGAAGCGGTGCTTTTCAATGACATTACGACAAATCCGTTCTTGATCCTCTTCGATGATCTCGACGGCGTAACGTCTACGGGCATTTGGAACGAGAGTTTGCAGAGGATCGAATGCTGACGCGATACGCTTGCACGGCGGCGGAATTGTCGTGCGTGATCGGAAACATCTTCGCGGAGCTTTCCCCGCCATGCGCGGCTTGCGGCGCGGAGGTATTACAGATCACAGGAACAACGGTTACAGGGAACGCGGCAACGCTGACCGTTACCGAAGCGGGCTTCGATTTCGACGGGTGCGCCGACGATACCGCTATGATCGAGCGAATGCGGAAAGGACGGTGCATATATGCAAAGACCGGAGCGGGAGCGGAAAGAACCGACGGAATTCAACGTGATTGTGAAAGCGAAAGACCTTGTAAAGCACACCTTCACGATCACGAATTCGACGGAGCGCTACCCGAAGAAATACCGCTTCACGCTTGTAAACAGGATACAGGATAAAGCGGTGGACATTTACGAATGCGTCCTTGAAGCGAACGAATTAGACCTTCGGGACGCGCAGGAATACAGACAACGGCAGAAGCTACAAGCAAAGGCGCTGACCTATTGCAAGGAGCTTCTATTTTTCATAGAGCTTTCGCAGGAAATGGGCTTTATTTCTATGAGCAGTTGCGAATATTGGTCAAAACTTGCGCTTGAAGTGAAGTACATGACGACCGCGTGGAAGAAGCGGGACAAAACGAGGGCTTGAAAAACGTTCGGGGTACATCTTGAAACGCCTAATTCGTCGAACGCCCACAACGTCCGCAACGTCAATTCGGACGGCTCTTTGAACAACAACAACGCGTACAACGGCAACAGGGGCGTTCGCCCGCTTCGGTGGACTATGTGAACGAGTAGGCACAGCCGAAAGCAGAATACCACCATCAAAGGAAGGTGTATCCCGTCGCCGCTATCCACGGCGGGGACAAATACAGGATCGCCGATACCGGAGCATACCGCCCTCCGGCGGCTGGCAAAGGTTATAAACAGCGAGGATTTTTTATTATGACAGACTTTGAAAAGATACACAGTTTTGAAAGCCTATACAATGCCTACCGAAAGGCGCGGCAAGGCAAGAGGTGGAAAGGAGCGGCGGCAAAGTTTGAAGTTAATCTTCTTGAAGCGCTGAACCTATTAAGCGCGCAGATCAGAACGAAGCGCTATACCATGTCCCCGTATAACACGTTCGAGGTATACGAGCCGAAGCGCCGCGTGGTTATGTCGAACAGCTACAAAGACAAGGTTGTTCAACATTCGCTTTGCGATAACGTGCTTGAACCGATTTTGACACGATCGTTCATTCGCGATAACTACGCGTCGCAGGTGGGGAAAGGTACGCATTACGGGTTAGACAGGCTTCAAGAGTTCATGCGGAGGTTTTACAGGAAGAACGGAATTGACGGCTGGATACTGAAAGGCGATATTTCAAAGTATTTCTATTCGATCCGGCACGACGTTTTGAAAACCTTAATCCGCGAGAAGATAACCGATCCGGACGTTTTGTGGCTTGTCGATCTTATCATCGACAGCACCGAAGGCAACGTCGGAATACCGATCGGCAATCAAACTTCACAGCTTTTCGCCCTTCTCTACCTTGACGGGCTGGATCACTTCGTAAAGGAAAAGCTGGGTATCAAATATTACGGGCGCTATATGGACGACTTCTTTTTGATCCATCACGACAAAGCATATTTGCAGGAGTGCCGGAAGCAGATTGAAGCGTTCGTACAGGCGCGCGGGCTTTCGCTGAATGCGAAAACGAATATCTTTCCCTTGAAACACGGCGTTGATTTCTTGGGCTTTCATACATACTTGACCGAAAGCGGCGCGGTGATCCGCAAGGTGCGCCGCCGGAGCAAGAACAATATGAAGCGGAAGTTGAAGAAATTAGCCGCCCTTCACGCGGCGGGACGGATCGACGCAAAGACCGTTGAGCAATCCTATCAAAGCTGGAGAGGACACGCCGAAAAGGGAAACAGTTATCACTTGATCCGGCGGACGGATCAGTATTACAACAGCTTAATGAAACCAAAGGAGGCGGCACAATGTCAAAAACATTAGGCAGTTTGACGGTGGGCGCGAAGATTGAAGTTCCGGTTCTTTCGGCGTATCAATCACGCTTCGGATCGAAGATCGTTTTCAAGATCGCCGACAAGAACCACAGCGGCTACCCGTCGAATTCCGTAACGCTGATTACGGAAAAGATCATTCAGTTAATGTGTTTCGACGCGAAAGAACCGAACAACAGCAACAGCGACCGGAAACAATACGGCAATAACCGCTATCAGCATTCAAACATTCTGCAATGGCTGAATAGCAACGCAACGGCGGGCGCATGGTACAGCGCAAAGCACAGCGCGGACGCGCCGCCTACAAACGCGAACGTATGGAACAATTACAACGAATACGACGCGTGGGCGGGCTTCCTTGCTATGCTTGATCCGAAGTTCGTTGCGGAGCTTCTGACAACAACGCAGACCGTCGCAAGAAATACAGTTACCGACGGCGGAAGCTATGAAACGGTAACGTCAAAAATGTTCCTTCCGTCCACCACAGAAGTGGGGCTTGCGAATGAAAACAATATCGCGGAAGGATCGCTTCTTGCGCTATTCAGCAACGACGCTTCCCGCGTCGCTTATCCTACGGCGCAATGCGTGAGCAATTCGGAGTACACGAACAGCAATTTCAGCACGTCAAAAGGCTGGTATTGGTGGCTTCGAACGCCTCTTTCGTCGTACGCCCACAGCGTCCGCTACGTCCGTTCGGACGGCTCTTCGGTCAGCATCAGCGCGTACTACGGCGTCGGGGGCGTTCGCCCGCTTTGTAATCTTAAATCTTCTATCTTGGTATCTGACAGCCCGAACAGCGACGGAAATTATACGGTAATCTACAATTCCGCGCCTTCCGCGCCGCCCAGCATTACCGCGCCAGCAACGTGTTACAGCGGGCAGAACATCAACATTTCTTGCGCGGCGGCGACCGATCCGGACGGCGACGCGCTGACCTATTGTTTCGAGCGCTCATACAACAGCGGCGCGTGGACACAGGTTCAAGCGTCCGCAAGCAGGACGTTCACGGAAGCGGTAATGAAGGCGTGGAACACGTTAAAATACCGCGTCCGCGCGAAGGACAGCTACGGCAATTATTCCGCGTACACAACAAGCGGAGATATTGCCGTAATCCATAACCAGCCGCCCGTGATTTCCGGCAGTAACGCCGATCTTGGCACGAAGCGCGGGGATTTCACCTATCAATACAGCGTAACCGATCCGGACGGCGACACGGTGAACGTTGTTGAAAAGATCGACGGAAAGACAATCGCGACGAAGAACGCAATCACGTTGGGCGCAACGCAGACGCTTTCCGTTTCCGGAAATACCTTCACGGCGCTTACGAACGCCCAGCACACGATCACAATTACGGCGACCGACAGCGCAGGAAATAGCGCCGTCCGGACGCTGACGTTCACGAAGTCGATCGCGGGCTTCGTTATCACGCTTTCCACGCCGCTGGAAGCCAACAGCCAGCCGACACGCGCGAATATCAAGGTAACGCGAGATATTCCGGCGGGCGGCACGTTCAAGGTTGAAGCGACGAACAATCCGTTTGACGCTTCCCCCGTTTGGGAGGATTGCACGAACGCGGTTGTTCAAGGCGTTGCACACGTTTTCACAAATAAGATCAACACGGCGGCACAGTACGGAATGAATATCCGCGTAACCGTCCAGCGCGGCGACGCGCTGACCGCTTGCTGGGTATCGGGGATCGGGGGGAATTTTGAATGAGCGTAATTCACAAGAAGAGCAACGGCGGAGCTTCCACCGAAATTGAAAAAGAGGTTCGGGAAGTCAAAGCGGCGGGAGAGCAAACCGCCGCTTTGCTTGCCCTATCCTTCAAAGCGCAGATCGTGCAGGATCGCGCCGCCGGAACGAACGTCATTTCCGACGCGGCGATCCTGCAATCGGCGGAAGTGATCGAATACGACGAATACGCCGACAATCACGCTTACAACACCGTCGGCGAAATCATCAAGCACAACGGGCGGTATTACGAGATCAAAGCGGCGCACACGTCGAACGCGGCGGCTTATCCCGTTGAAACCACCTTCGCGTACTATCGCTTGATCGAGCTTTCCGCGACCGGAACGCTTGACGATCCGATCCCGTATCCGGAAACGGCGGGGATCGTCGTTAATGTCGTTTCCGGCTTGTATTACAGCTACAAAGGCGCGGTATACCTTGCAAAAGCAGATATGCCGAATTGCGTTTATCCGCCGGACACGGCGGGCTTGTGGCAATGGGAAAAAGTAACCTAACGGGAAGGAGGATCAACGATGGACACTTTCACAACGGTTCTTTCCGTCTTTTCTACCGTATGCGCTATCGTGTTCGGCTATATCGCTTTTGTTCGTAACAGGGACAAGGACAAGGAAAGCAATGTGAAGCACGACGCGACCGTTTTAACCGAGATCGGATACATTAAGGCGAACACGGACGAAATCAAGGCGGAGCAGAAGGAACAGCGAAAGACGAATACGGAGTTCGTAACGCGCTTGACCGACGTTGAAGCGTCGGCGAAACAGGCACACAAGCGGCTTGACCACATCGAAAAACGAATGGATCAAGCAGAGTAACACCAGCGACGGCGGGGGCTTCCCCGCCGCTTCTTCATTGCAAAGGAGGGTTCAGCAATGAGCAATAGCAAACTTATTTCGTGTACGCTGATTTCACCGAACAAGAACAGCCCACGAAATCACAAGATCGACACGATCACAATTCATTGCGTCGTCGGGCAATGTTCCGCCGAGAGGATCGGCGAAATCTTCAAGCCGACTTCGCGACAGGCGAGTTCAAACTACGGGATCGGCTACGACGGGCGGATCGGGCTTTACGTCGATGAAACCGATCGTTCGTGGTGCAGTTCTTCGGCGGCGAACGATAACCGCGCAATCACGATCGAGGTTGCAAGCGACACAAAGCACCCATACGCCGTGAATGATAAAGCATACGCGGCGCTTCTTGATCTTGTCGAAGATATTTGCCGCCGGAACGGGATCAAAAAGCTGGTATGGAGTACAAGCAAGGACGACCGCGTAAACCACAAGAACGGGTGCAATATGACCGTTCACAGGGATTACGCGAACAAGTCTTGCCCCGGCGATTATCTGTATAACCGGCACGGCGAGATCGCGGCGGAGGTAAACAGGCGGCTGGGCGTTCCGGCGGTGGAACAGAAGCCGGAGCAGAAGCCGCAGGGCGACGCGAAGAACCTTTACCGCGTCCAGCTTGGAGCGTTTGAGAAGAAGGACAACGCAACAGCGTTCGCGGCGAAGCTGAAAAAGGAAGGCTTCGATACGTACATCGTGCAGATCGGCAAGTATTACAAGGTTCAAGTGGGCGCGTTCGGCGTCAAGAAGAACGCGGAAGCTATGCTGGAGAAGTTGAAGAAGGCGGGACACGACGACGCTTTCATTACCTATTCCGGCACGTCCGGCGGGACATCGGAGCGGAAGATCACAACGGGAAGCAAAGTGCGCGTGAAAGCGGGCGCGAAAACCTATTCCGGCGGAAGCCTTGCTTCCTTCGTCTATTCCCGCGATCACATCGTCAAAGAGCTTTCCGGAAAGCGCGCCGTGATTACCTACGGCGGAACGGTTGTCGCGGCGGTGAACGTCGATGATCTAACGCTTGTTTAACACACGCACAACGCACGGTATGCGTTACACAACGCGCGCCGTGCGTTAATTGCGCTATGTGAAAGGGGGACGCAATGAAAATCAAATCTTCGAGCGGGAAGCGGGTGGCGAAGCGCCGCTTCTTCAAGGCTGACGAACGCTTCGCAACGAAAGCCGTTATTGTGATCGCAATTACAACGGCGGCTTTCATCGTCGCGCAGTACGTTTCATTCCTTATCACGCGGCAGGAACAAACCGTTCTGATCGAATGGTATTTCCGCGCCGTCGTGATTGAATGCGGCGTAATGATGATGAAGCGTCTTGCCGAAGTAATCGTCGGCAGGATCAAGAAAAAAGAAAAAATCGACATAACAGAAAGCGAGGATACAAACAATGACTATTGATCTTACCAGCATTGCAAACGCCGTGATCGCTCTTATCGCGGCTATTATTACCGCCTTCGTGATCCCGTGGATCAGAAGCAAGACGACCGCCGCACAGTTTGAGAAAATCAAAATGTGGGTAACGGTTGCCGTCGAAGCCGCCGAACAGCTTTACACCGGAAGCGGCAGGGGCGCAGAGAAGAAAGCATACGTTGTTGAATTTCTGAATAGCAAGGGCTTCAAGATCGACGCGGAAACGCTGGATAAACTGATCGAAGCCGCCGTCTTTAATCTTCCGGACTACTTCACTATTTCCGGCATTCCGGCGGATACCGACAGCAACAAAGAGTAATTGACCGCGCGGCGGATCGCGCTTCCCCTTTCAGCCTTCCGCCGCATAAAGAACAATCCCCCGTGCGGGCTTTCGAGCCTTGCACGGGGGATTTTTTTGTTTGGTTCATTCCTTCGGCGGTTCGACCGACGCTTCCGACGGCGCGGCGGTTTTCCCTTTAATGAGTTGATACAGCTTCTTACAGCCGACCGCAATTCCCTTGAATAGATAGTAATAAATCTTGTAAAACGCCCACAAGAAGAAGTACAGACACCAGCCCGCACCGATAATCATATACCACATCAAATAGAACATTCCGGCGAAGAGCATAGCGAAGCACCACAACGGCGCGTTTCGCTTATTCACACGCACACCGAAGCCCAGCCGGAAACCGGACATCTTCTTCAATGTCTTTGTAAAGCTGACGAACATTAGAGCAAATCCCCCTTCTTAAATGTAAATTTTCAAGGCAGAATTCGCCCATTCTGACCTTTAACACAATTATACGCCCGTCATTCGCTAAAATCAAGAATAAAGCGGAATATTTACACACCGTTTGCAAATAATCAGAATGAAGAGGGATCGCGGCGGCAATGAAGATATATGATTACAACGGCAAGAAGAACATTTGCGGCGACCGATTGCGCGAAGCGCGCGTCGTCCGGCGGCTACGTCAAGAGGATTTAGCCGCACAAATACAGTTGAAAGGGATCAACATGGAGCGGGACAGCATAAGCCGAATTGAAATCGGTACGCGCTTCGTATCCGACTTTGAATTGAAGATATTTGCGGAAGTGCTGGGCGTTTCGGTAAATTGGCTTTTAGGTATAGACGAATAACGGCGGCGGGGTGATCCCGTCGCCGCTTATCTTTTATAGGCGCATAAAATACGTATTTTTTTCTCAAAACCTATTGACATATACGCATTGAAGGCGTATAATAGTAAATGTAAGGAGGACAGCAGATGAAAACAAAAGACCTTATCGAGCTTTTAGAACGAAACGGCTGGAAGTTCAAGCGGCACGGCGCGAACCACGACATATACGTGAAGGACGGTCAAAGGGAAAGCGTCGTAAGGCACAGAGAAACCGACGAAGAGTTAGCAAAAGCAATCATCAAGCGGCGCGGGCTGAAATAAGCCCGCCGCCCTTGGCGATAATATATAGCACAGTTTCAAGGAGGTATTCAGAATGAAAAACGCATATCCCATCGTTATGACGCAGGGAAAAGAGTTCATCGTGGTATTTGTCCCCGATTTCAATATCAATACGCAGGGCAAGGACGTTCCGGACGCGATCGAGATGGCGCGGGACGCAATCGGGCTTATGGGAATTGATATGCAGGACGACGGCGAAGCATTGCCGGAAGCGTCGAGCATTGCAAGCGCACAAGCCGAAGCGCCGTCCGGCGCGATCGTTTCGCTGGTTGACGTTGATTTCGCGGAGTACCGCAGAAAGAACGATATGCGCGTCGTGAAGAAGAATTGCACCATTCCTTCATGGCTTAACTTTGAAGCGGAGCGGGCTGGCGTGAATTTTTCCGCCGTCCTGCAAGCGGCGCTTAAAAGCGAATTGCATATCACAAGCAGATAATCAGAGAGGGCGAAGGGCGGCAGAAATGCCGCCCTTTTGTCATATTCGGAAGCTGGAGGAAGGAAGAATGCACAAACACTTGACTTGGACAGACCGCCTAAAAATCGAAAAAGGCTTGAAAGAGGGCTTGAAGCCTTGCGCGATTGCCGACCGTCTGCACGTCCACAATACAACGATATACAGGGAGTTGAAGCGCGGACGCTATACGCATTTGAATTCCGACTTGACGACCGAAGAACACTATTCGCCGGAGATCGCGCAACAGCGCTATGAAGAGAACCTAAAAGCCAAAGGCGGCGAATTGAAGATCGGCAACGATTACGAATTATCCGCCTTCATCGAAAAGAAGATCGGCGAAGAAGGCTATTCCCCCGCCGCCGTCGTCGGAGAAATCAAGCGGCTGGGGCTGACCTTCAAAACGGAGATCAGCGAAAAGACGATCTATAATTACATCGACAAGGGTATATTCTACGGGATCAGCCGCGAGAGCTTGCCGGAACACGGGGAGCGGAAGCGGAAGTATGACAAGGTGGAGCGGAAGAAAGCCGCCCGCGCGCCGCAGGGTGAAAGCATAGAAGAACGCCCGCAGGAAATCAACGATCGGCAGACCTTCGGACATTGGGAAGGCGATTGCGTATGCGGGAAGAAGCGGACGAAGGAAACCTTGTTCGTTCTTTCGGAGCGCTTGACGCGGAACGAAATTATTATCAAAATGCCGGATCAGACCGCCGCCAGCGTCGTGGCGGCGCTGAACAAGTTAGAACGACGCTTCGGGAAGAAGTTTTCACAGATATTCAAAAGCATTACGTTTGACAACGGATCGGAATTCATGGATTGCGCCGGAATTGAAAAATCCGTCTACGGCAAAGACCGGAAGCGCACGAAGGTTTACTATTGCCACCCGTACAGCGCATACGAACGCGGCACGAATGAGAACATAAACAAAATGATACGGCGGTTCTTGCCGAAAGGAACAGACTTCCGGAAAGTAACCGCCGCATATATTCAGCGCGTCGAAACGTGGATCAACAATTACCCGCGCGAGATTTTAGGCTTTGAAACGTCCGGATCGCTCTTTGAAAGATACGTCGCCGAAGCCGCTTGAAGCCTTCTGAAAAAATATTTTAGTTTTTTCTGCTTTTACTCTTGACTTTTGCGTTTTCCGCACCTGTTTGCAGGTTTTAATATGTAAATGGACAGGCTGGGTCAACTGATCCGGGCCTGTCCTTAATACTACTAGCCCTATATGGGCGGAAAGAGAGGCTCTATATGAGCGAGAAGGTAAGCAAGCAGTACACATTCAAAGATGGAGAATGGATCGTTGTCGGCTGGGCAGAAGGCAAAATGGAGACTGACCGCGAGGATGACAAGGGACAGAAAGTCGTTGTCATGCAGCCGTACTATCAGTTGTTCGTGCTTTCTCCCGTCAGTTCCTACAAGTCTGACAACTATAACGCCAACGGCCTGAAAGCCGAGAAGCTGCGCTGTGTGTCCAACGCGGTATGGAAGGACATCCGCCCCTTTGAGGTAGTCAAGCTCTATTTCGATGAGAAAAAGCGGGTGTCGCTGGCTGCGTCTACCGGCGTTTCTGTCGAGCTGAACGAAGTCTCTTTCTAAGGCTGTTCCATGTCGCCCCATCTCTGCATCGCGCCGGGAGGTCGCTCCTCCCGGCGTGACCCCCCCGCTAACAGGGGGTCACTACCTACAAGATAGCCGGTTAGGGGGTCAGGTATGGAAGAGAAAGAGAACATTGTTCTTTATGACTGGCTGTCATTTACAAGCAAGAACCATACCCCGGAGCAGCTGATAGAAGCGTTAGGACTGACGCACTGCCCATGGCAGGATACGAAGGGCGCACACGGCTACCGTGATCGCAAATACTTCTCCTGCATCAGCGTCCATTATAATGGCCGCGAGGATATGGGTGTTTGGGTGGAGCTATCCGGTCAGGGATGCCGGACGTTTGAATCTCTCTCCGCCAAGAGTTGGGACGATCTGTTCCAGTGGATCACCGTTCAGCAGCTGAAGATCACCCGTCTGGACGTGGCCTTTGACGATCACACCGGCGTACTGGATATAGATCAGATCGTGGAGGACACCCGCCGCAAGCATTACGTCAGCCGCAGTGACTACTGGGAGACGGTGCTCAGCTCCAAAGGCTCCACCGTACAGATCGGAAGCCCGCAAAGCAAGGTGCTCGTCCGCATCTACGACAAGGCCGCCGAGCGGCACTGTGAACCGGGCACCCACTGGGTGCGCGTGGAGATGCAGCTCCGGGATGACCGCGCCATACAATACAGCAAGATACCTCTCAGCATCGGGGAAGCGTTCAGCGGCGTGCTGCTGAATTACTTGCGCTACGTCATACCGGATGATACCGATTCCAACAAGTGGCGCTGGCCGATGACAGATTACTGGTTGGACATGCTGGAGGTTCTGACGCCGATCAAGATATACACGGCGCCCGGCATGGATTACAACATAGACCGCTGCCGGGAGTATGTGGTCAATCAGGCGGGCAACGCCATAGACGCCCTGCTTCAGATATACGGCATTCATGAGTTCCAGCGTCTGATCAAGGAACGTCCCACGGTGGAGAATCCCAAGTATACCCGGCTGGTACAGCAGTACAAGGCCGATCGGCTTTCGGCGCTGGCGGGACAGTACATGACATGAACGAATTTCAGATATTCTATGCCGTGTGGCGGTGTCTCCGTCACACATGGTACAAGTACAGGAGGAAGGTCATGCGATTCTGGGACAGGCTCAAGTGGTGCGTGATCGGCGGTGCCGGTTACGCTCTGGGACGGTATCTGTTCCAGCTGGTACAGACCTACACAGGAGGATAACATGGCAAAGAACAACATCCGCTCCGTCCGGTTCTCGGACGAGATGATCGAGATCATCAACCAGCAGGTAGGCGAGAACTTCACCCAGAAGTTTGAGCGCATGGTCTATAACTGCTATATGCTGCTGCCGGAGAAGGAGCGGCAGGCCGAACGGCTGGATATGCTCATCAGCGACAAGCAGAAAGCGCTGAGCAAGCTGCAGGATCGCTACTACGCAGCCACGCAGTTCATCAGCTCACTGGAAGCCCGGCTGCGCGACCTGAACCGGCTGTTTGACATGCAATCGTAACACATCAACAGCACGCTGCGGCGCTCATGAGCAAGCCGATCAGCTCCGCAGCGTGTTACATGGCGGGGTGTGAGTAAAGGTAGCTGGCCGGGTTCTCACCCCGGAGATGGAGGTTCGATTCCTCCCCCCGCAACCATCAAGAGTGACCAAAATAGATACACTCACCCGAAACCCCTGAGAAATCAGGGGTTTCGGCGTTTTTATACCCCGTTTTTTCAAAGCGTGTTTTATAGATACACAAGGGCATTTAAGAGTGTCAGGAAGGATTTGAACTCAATTCTTGGCTGATTTGGCCCGCTTTATAGTTGGCTTTCCACTCTCAAATATTTTTATCGCTCATCTTTCCTAAAAAATTTGAAACTTTTTATCGAAGAGGTTGGTATCATATTTTGATACCAACCTCTTTTTAGTTTACGGAAAAAAGGAGGTTCACCACATGAACAGCAGCAACACAGGACAGCAGCTCCGTTACCTCGAAGAAGTTTGCATTTCTCTCCATCGTGCGGGCTTTGAAACAAAGCCGCCGGAAGATTGCCACCTCCCCATCCTGTGGAACGATGCACCGCTGTGCCGCATCACCGGCAAGGGCAGCGTGTACTATCGCCGGGAGGATACGGACACGCCACAGGCAGAGGATGCCCTGTTTCGTATCGAGGACATCGCCGCGAAGACACTGGAGTATATGACCGCTATGGAAACTGCCCCACGGCTCAAGGCGACCGATCTCACTGGTGACTACCGCATCCTTGCTAACTTTGGTGACGCGGTGCTGGCGGGCCACCCCACCGAGCGCGGTGTCCAATTCGTGACTTGGGAGTGGGACTTCGACCGAGAGGGCGTCCATCACGGGCACTATTTCCAGGACGACTACGACGCCGCCAAGCGGGACTTCACCGTGCGCGGCGGGCTTGTTCAAAAAGACGCCCTTTTTGAGCCGGAGCAGCTTGCGGAGATCTACCGCGCGCTGGCGTTCGTCCGCGAGCAGGATGAAAGCCTTTCCTTCGGACGGGATCAGGAGCTGAAAGAACTCATGGAACAGGTCGGCGGACTGCTGCCTGCGGATGCTCTGCGGCAGCGGGACGCGCCGGAACAGAGCGGCATGACAATGAAATAAGTATCCACGCAGGCCGGACAGAAATGTCCGGTCTTTTTTAGTTTAGGAGGAAAAGATGATGGAAATTTACGGCACGATTCAATTCAGACTCATTCTCCCGCATATCCCCGGCTTCCAGCAGGAGCCGCTGCCGGAGCCTGTTTGCAGCCATTCCCCGGATTGCAAGGACTGCCCCTATCCCCGCCACGGTTTTCTCTGCTGGGGTGCGGACGGGACCTGCCTGCGGACACGGATGAACAAAATCAACGGATCGGAGGAAAACAAAAATGATGATTCAAGCGGTTCTCAGTAATCCCAGCCACCCGGAATACGGCGTGGCGACCATCCCATTCCCCATTCCGCATAACCAGTACACGCACTGCATGGAGCTGCTGGAGGCGTTGGAGATCGGTGACGCGGTCAAAGCCGACTGCAAGGTGGAAAAGATCGACAGCTTCTATACTGTCCTCAAGCGCACGGAAATGCTCACGGTCAATGTGGAGGAGCTGAACTATCTCGCCAAACGGCTGGAAAGCTTCGACACCGGCGAGGCCGCGCAGTTTCAGGCGATGGCGCACAAGCTGGAGCTGTTCGAGCTGAAGGATCTCATCAACCTGACCTTCTGCTGCCAGCAGGCCACGGTCATCACCGACTTTTCCGACCTCGCCGCCATCGGCCGCGACCATTACATGAACCTGCACGGCGGCAGCGCAAGTGTGGATGAGCTGAACAAACTGGACGGCAAGGGAACCGCACGGCAGCTCATTGAAAGCGGCAGCGGCACGGTGACGCCCTATGGTGTGGTCTACGGCAACGGTATGAAATTAGAGCAGGTCTACGATAGCCGGTTCTTCCCCTGCTACTACTACGAGCCGAACGCCATCACGGTTGCGGTGACCTCCAAAGCCGAGCCGGAGGACACCGAGCACATCACATGGCTGTTCCTCCCCATGGTGCAGGAGGAGATCGACCGCGCCCTCCTCCGCGGGGGCATCACCGATCTCGCCGATGTCTGCCTGCGGCTGGAGGACAGCCAGCTCCCCAACGAGGTGGATGTTCTTCTGGATATGGAGTACGAAACCCTCTCCGACCTCAACGAACTGGCACAGGCGACGGATGGGTTGTCAAAAGCGGATATGGAAAAGTTGGGCGCCGTGGTCATGCTGGCAGAGCCAAAGTCCGCGGCACAGATCAAAAACCTTGCGGAAAGCCTCGACCTCTTTGACTTTGCCCCCGGCGCGCACACGCCGGAGGACTACGGCAAGTACATGATCCGCCAGTCCGGTCATTTCGACTATGACGAAAACCTCGACGCTTTTTATGACTATGAAAAGTATGGCGCAGAGCGCATGAACGCGGAGGACGGGATGTTCACCGACCGGGGTTACATCGCCTATAAGGGCTATTACAGTATGGAGGAAGTAATGAACGGCAGCCAGAGCAGCCACATGGAGATGGGAGGGCTTTCACGATGATCATTCGGGCAGAACTGAAGTGTAAGCAGACCGGGTGTGAGGCAGACACCTGTGCCGTGGATAAGGTCATCGAGCTGCCAAGCCTGCGGTTCCGTCAGTTCAGCCGCGCACTGCTGGCTGACTATGATTTCATCGCAGAGAACAAAAATGCTGTCCGACACGATGAGGCTGCCAGGCACTGCCTGCTCATCCTCGACGCAGAGGGAAAGGACGGTTTCCTTGTTGACCCACAGGGACACAACTACGCCCGGTACAGTGCCTTTGTCCCCAACGCCCGCAGCTTGCTGACGCCGGATATGGGGATCGACCGCAGCTACCTTTCGCCGGCAGAGCCTTGGCGCAATGAAAATCGGGATGAAATGCTTCGCATGACGCTGCGCGTCGAGGGAAAGCCGGACTACACCCTCGTCCTCCCCGCTGATGAGGAATACCTGGACGCGGTGAAGGCTTACCTCGATATTGATATTTTCGCGGATGCCATGCTCTGTGATATTCGCTTCAAGGTGCCTTATATCGGGGAGCTGATCCGTGATATGGATTGTCCCGCTGTGGAGGATTACAACGATTTTGCCGAAGCCTTGGAGGACATCTGGCAAAAGGACGGGATGCTTCTGACCTACGCCGCCGTGCTGGAGGCCGAGCGGCCGGATACGCTGCGCGGAGCCTGTGAGCTCCTGCGAAATCTGGACAACTATCAGCGCATCACGAAGGATGCCTACGGTTACGGTCAGCAGCGATTGCAGGAAACGCTGGGGCTGGACGATGAAGCCATCTATGAGCTGGACGGCTACATGGATTTTGAGCAATACGGTCAGGACTGCATGGAAAATGACTGTGTGACAAAAACAGAGTTCGGTCTGCTGCGGCGGATAGAACCACCCTTCCCGGAGCAGCGGCAGGGGCAGCGAATGTTTCAGTAGACTTTGCGGCGGATGTGTAGTATGTTTGCCGTTACCAAAAAAGAAAGGAAGGAACACCAAATGGCTGTAAACGCAAGAACAGAGGAATTCCAGCACATTGAAGTATTTGATAAGCCCGCGCTGTTCACCAACGGGCGTATCGCCCGCGATACCGTGCCGAAGGGCTGGTACTGCTATGACATTCGCGGCTCTGACGATGATCCCGGCGAGCTGTGTTACATGGAAGAAAATGTTGTGGTCAACCACGCAGGCTCGGTGCTGATGCCGGAAAAGCTGGCGATGCCTAAGTCCGGACGGCTGGATGTGCGGGATGAGCTCGGTTTTCTCGATGAAGGCAACATGACGCTCCGTGAGTTCTGCGAGGCGCATCAACTCCCGTATCCCGCGGAGAACATGAAATTTCATATCCGTCCTGCCCGCCCGGAGGAGGCGGGCTTATTTTATACCCCGCACCCCGAAGAAGATAAGCGGCT